CTCTTCCTCTTTTTCCTTCTCGGGAAAGAACTTTTTCATACCCTCGGGGCCTAGGTATTCCGTCAAGGCCTCGATAGACTTCATAATAGGTATGACCTGTTTTAGTGAGCCTTGGGCATCGTCCGTGCCGGCCGCAAGCTGTTCTAGCTTAGCCCGCATCTCCGCCTCACTCTTAAGCTCACCCGCATCCGAAAACAGACCCATTTCTTTAGCGCGGTTGATGAGGTTAGACTCCTGTATCTCCGCGTTAGGCCCTTTCTTGAGAGCGTAATCCCGCAAACTGTCGAAGTCGGACGATTTCTCTAAACGCTCTTTTTGCTTCTCTTCAAAAGCTCCCGCGATAAACTTTAGACCTTGATGAAATGCCGTAAGGGCCATACCCACCAGGCCAAGTGTACCGGGCAACGTAGCCAAAGCGCCTTCAAAGCCGGCCAGCGCTTTGGTAACTCCGTTGCTCTGCCCGGTCATCTCGTCTAACGCCATGCCCGCGGCAAAGCCGGCGCCCGCCTTCATCAAACCTGCCACGTAGGGTTTCAATTCCCCCGTGAGCGAGCCTACAGACGGTAGGCCCATGCCGGCGCCTAGATGCCCGCCAGCCTCGTGCCCAAAACCAAACGCCTTGGAAATGCCACCCGATAAACCGCCTAGGGCTTCCATACCGGCCCCGCCTATCTTCTTGGCGGCCCACAAACCGGCTAGAGTCATGATTAGCTGTTTATGCTCTACGATGAAGCTCATCACGCCTTTGACCACATTAAAGCCGGTCACCAACGCGTCTGAGAACTTCTTAGCAAAGTCAGCAATCACTTGTGGGTTTTTGTCTACCCAATCGCTCCAACTTTGGATCTCTTTTGTGATGTCTTTGAAGAGTGGTAGACCAACCCCTAGCATCATGTGCTCTAGGGTGTTTTTGAAGTTGTTGACCACGCCTTCAAATGAGTTTGCCCGTGCTGCAATAGCATCATCAAACTGGCTACTCCGCAACGCCTTCTGTACGATGGCCAGACGCTCCCCGCCGGTCGCCTTGTTAAAGGCCTCCGCGGTCATACCCATTTGTTTGAGCGTGGGGCCCAACAAAGCCATGTTGCTTTGCTGTCGGGTCATGAGGTGACCCATAAGGGCCATCTTTAACTGACTGGCCCCACCTTCCACGCCTTCCTCTCCGCCCGTGATGGCCAACACCTCGGCCCCGCGCTTGGTAATCTCGTCTAGCTGTTTGAGGCTACCGCCCGCGTTCATTACGGCGCTGGAGATGGAGCGGCCAAAGCCTACCATCTGTTCGTTGGAAACAGTCTTGTGGATCTTCTCCCAACCCTCTACCATCTCGTCTGTAGCCTCTTTGGCCTCCTTAAACGAGATGCCTAGTTGGGAGCTAGCGATACCCCCTAGACTGATGCGCATTTGTTCCATTTTGCTGTTCATGTCTACAAACAGCTCTTTACCGATGTTGAAGGCTTCGCCGATAAGGAAGGCTTCGCCCACCTCTTTCAGCGTCTCCTTTAACTCGTTTACGGATTCGTGGGCACCGTGCGCGGAATGCCCAATGTGCGCGAGGGAGGAGGATGCATTATCTTTGATGTGGTAGTTCACTCCCACGTCGTAGATAGTAGAGTTGGACACGGTTACATCTCTCCCTGATTCTGTTGGCCTTGGGGCGTCGTGCTAGCCCCGCGTTCGTTAAGTCGGTCGATCCATTCGTCCAAAGCTTCGTTCAGGTATTTACGCTCTAAGCTAGAGAGTTTCTTATATGCCTCCGGGGAAATGGACGGTAGGTACCACCCGACTCTTACCCAACCTCTCCAGAATTCTCGGCGCCGCTCTCTGATGTCTGAGAGGCCACGAGGAGCGCCCCGGACAAAAAATCGCCTACCTCTTTCTCCTCCACACTGTTAAGCGCCTTGAAGGCCTGGAGGACAAAAGCGCGTGTACGGCTGTTCCACCCGTCAAAATCTTCGTACGGCTGTTCGATCTTCTTGCCGTCCACGTAGACTAGCGACATACGTACCAGCTCCTCAAATGAGCTGTGACCCTCGCCCTTTGCTTTCGCCAGAACGGCCGCGGTCTCCTCATCCTCGCCGTCTGTCTCACGAATCACAAAAGACTTAATGTTACAGTTTTTGAGTTTCGCCAAATCGTACTTATACTGCAACGCGTTTTCCTTAGCCATTTTGAAATCCTCCCTTTAGGTGAAAAAATAACGGGCCGGCCCCATTACCGGCCCGTTATTCTCGTTTCTTATCGACGGCTCTTCTTAGTGCGGCACTTGCCGGAGAAGCTTGCTTTCACAAACTCTTTACGACCGCCGTACTCTTCCGAATCCATCTTGATGACCGCGTTTTGCAAAGTCATCGTCACAGGCTTGATCCCAAGATCGCGGTATTTCTTCAGCACGACCACGCTAACGTTGGGGAGCACCGTACCGTTCGCCAAGGCGCTGGTGATTTTGTCCCAAACGATAAACGCGTTATCGTCCATCTGATGCACCATCCACGAAAAATCATAGCCGTGGTTTTGCACGTCGTTTTCATCTTCCGATTCGCCAAGGAACGGAGAATCAGAAAGATCCGCCCGCGGCGTGATCTTGAAGTTCTCAACCTTGGTAAACGAACCTTGGATGATTTGCCCATCTACCGCAAGGGCTACGGTTACTTCTTGGCCCCTAATTCTGAGTGACATGGTTATGCCGCCTCTCTGACAGTCACGGCCGTGCCGATTTCCGTCTCTAGGACGATCTCCAGCATGTGGCCAATGAGCTTAACTGTCATCAGAATGCGGACGATACCATTAGCCTCGTCGTCCGGGTTATTGAGGATGTCCGGATCCACATCGGACGCCTTAACAACTCGCTCTTGCTTCTGCAAGTCATCAAGGAACGATTGGATAACGCCCGCGTTGGCTTTCTTCCGGGTGTCCGTGTTTTTCTTCTTAACCGAATGCTTTAAGAAGTCCGCCACGGAGAGTTGCAAGAAGTCCGTCATACGCCGACGGGTGATTTGCTCTTTGCCAGGCACCAACGAAGTGGTAACACCGGAAACGAAAGCAAAGCCGTCATCTTTTTCCAGCGCGCACACACCCGCCTTGCGGAGGGTGATATAATCCGAACGCGAGTAGCCTTCGTTGTACAGACGGGTGATACCCGCCGTAAACTTCTTGGTGTCCTCTTCACCCGGATGAATATCAACATCGATTTGTGAAAGAATCGATCCCATCCACGCATCAGGCGAAGTGAGAATTTCGCTAGCCACTTCCGGGTCAACCGTGTACGCGTGGTTAAAGCAATAAATCAGTCGATCATTATCGATAGCTGAAAGATCGCTTTGTGCGTCCGACACGCCTTTAGTTTCATCGTCTGGGCAAGTCAAAAAAACTCGATCCGCCACAGTAGCCGAAACGGTGTTCAAGTAAGAGCGCAGCGTACTAGAACTGCGCTCCGCGATAAACACCACGTCCGGTCCTCTGTAGTTCACAAGCAAATTGACACCGCGGCTTGACGCGGTAAAATCTGAATCCGCGATAGAGCCATCCGACCCGGCCGTAGCTGCCGATCCGCCCGTTCCCAATTGGAAAGACGAGACGTTTGCAGGGCGATGACTAGCAAGCTTTGTCACCTTAATCAGGTTGGTATTGGAGTTGCCAATAACCGCAAGCGTGTTATCGGTACCAGACGAGTGAACATCCAAGTTTTCGTAGGTGATGACATTACCTAGGTACGTCACCTCCAAGTTAAACTTGTTGCTGTCCCCATCGGTCGCGTTTTTAATGGCAATAAAAATGTCATTACCCCACGCACCCACACTAGCCGCGTCCACGCGAATGGTATCCGCTGGAGCACTACTAGCCAGAGTGGTGGTAGCAGCCACAGCGGCCGCCGCGGCCGCGCGGACAACATAAAGCTGCCCAAACGGCTTATTAAGCAACGCTTTCCAAACCTTATTAACCAACGTGCCCGTACCATCTCCGTTATGGTCTCGACCACCGAAGATAGATACAAATTCAGCCTCACTTCCGATAGGCACAACGGTATCGACGGGGCCCCGGAGGGTCTCGCCTACCACCCCTACCGCGTTCAGGGCCACACCCTGAATAGTGGCCGCGGGGGGCCTCTCTTTGATGTACAACCCCTCCAACTGTGCTATGTCGGAGTCGTTGTTAGTAAACACAGGGGCTGACAAATTAGCACCCTCCCTTCAAAAAACTTAAAGGTTAGTAGGCGTTATCGTTCCGTCGTCGTGCACCAACACACTCTCCTCAGGTGCGGTAGAGCCCAAATCGTCGGTAAACGCTAACACCAGCTCTTCAATGGTTGCGACTCTGCGCGCTACAAGAGCAGGGTAGTACGCATTAAGATCCATAAAGGTGTACCGCTTTTTGCTGAACACCATTTCATCGTGAAACTCAGCGTCCTCCATCGTAAAAGAAACGGGGGCTTGATACGCTGTCGCGATCCCGCCTAAGGTGACAGCAGGGGTCTGAAGTGGTAACACTCCAGGCCGCAACTCGTCACTTAGGAACAGATTAGCCACAGCGTCCTCTACTTCATCTCTTTCTTGACTAGTCTTAGCAGAGATACGGATTTGCACCGTACCCTCCATGGTACCGATCTCCAACACGTTCACATCGTCTAAACTGTCGTCTACTTCGTTAGCCTGCCAAGGCATAAATGTGAATTTACCGGGTAGAATACGCACAGATGGAAACTCTGTGGGCTCCTCCCACTGCGAAGCCATCACACCTACTTTAATGCCCAGCGATGGTGGGAGGTTATTACGCATGTACGTGGCGAGAGTGTCCGCCATGGCCTTTTTCAACTTCGACATTAGCTTTTACTCGGTCCCAGTACGGGAATATTAGCCGTGGTGGCGGAAAACTCTGTGGCTCCCACTTCCGCGTCCCTTAATGACTTCTCCAGCTGGTGACAAACCTCGTCCATAGCGAAAATTCTAAGAGTGTCCAAAGAGTCACGAACAAACCACGTGGGCTTTTGGCCTTCCTTTTTTAGTTTATGGATGATGGCCCAAACCACTTCCCAGGTCTGTTGATCGCGTTCTGCCATAGCTTCGCCATACTCACCAGCCGTGCTATAGCGGCCGCCCCTAACACGTTGCGGAGCCGGTCCTAACAACCCTTTGCGTTTGACCCATTGGTAGATAGCCTCCACACCTTCTGCGTTCACTTCATGCGGACGGGCGCCAGCTTCCACGATGCCGGCGTGCGGGGCATCATTCATCAATAGAGCGCCGTCGTCTGTCTTACGCACGTCCCACGCGTTTTTTAATTCGCCTCTGTCTACAGGGCTTTTTTTGGTAAGATAGGCTTGTCCCCTGAATGCCGCAGTTAACATACCCTGACGAATAGCATGTGGAATTAACAACCCATGCTTACGTAGGATCTGCTCCAACTGTTCGGGGGAGACCTTCACCTTTTACTCTTCTTCTGCCCGTTTCAAAAAAACTACCCAACCGAGGGTCTTTTCTCTATCCGCGATAGGTGGACCGGCCGGAACAAAGAAACGAGGCTCTACACCTTGACCTTGCGCGTCCGTAATTTCCCAATAAAGCTCCACGTTGGCCGGGAGCTTACCACCCGTCAAATCGTCTTCTTGATACGCTGCTAGCGACAGTTCAGTAACCTTTATCAAACCCTCATCCGTACGACCCTGAGGGATGAGCCCGTACCTCAAACCGTCCGCGGAGTAGTTACGCATATCCACCATGGGTTGCGGACTTAGTTCCAACTTCTCCAGTCTAAAATTACCGTCCCCGCGCTCTGGACCGTCCCAAATCTTGCGAACTATCTTAACGGTGTATTGCCTAATACCGAACTGAGGCAACAAATCCCCACGGAGATCGTCCACCACAGGGAGGAGATCGTCTAAGAGGTTATCGCCAAGTACGGAAGCCACCGTTTACGCTTCCTCATGTCCGATGAAGTGCAAAGCCGGAGTACCACTAGTGTACGCAGTCATGTGAGCGCGGAGCAACGCGACCGTTTCCGGAATGGAAGTAAGCCCGGTGCTCGTGATAGCCGTTTCTAGGTCTACCCAAACATCTCCTTTGATAGAGCCTTGAAGCTGAACCGTAGCCGTAAACGTACC